ATTAATGGCATTGCAGAAACAGGCAACACTCTAGTATTAGTTGATAGAATTGTCTTAGGAACTTTACTACTGATAAACACTGCCTTAGTTTTTTCACTAATGCTAGAATTTAATTTCTCTTCTCTAACAAAATTATTGAATTTTTCACCAGTTTCGTTGGGTAGCCTAAACAGCACACTAATTTCTTCATTAGAAATTTCATTAACTTTTAAAAAGTCTAAAGATTTTTCTAATTTTTCTATTTCACTGCCGCCTGGAATTACGAACAAAGCCGGACCCATAAATTTTACAATATCTTTGAGAGAAAAAATACCATTTTCTTCCAAATTTATTGACATATTTTCACCAGGATCAGTTTGTAAGAATTTTTTAACCACAGGATCCGCATTTTTCCACTCATCAGTTTGTTCAATGGTTTCGTCCCAGGTAAAAATTCCTAATTTTCTTGCCTTGAACAAATTTTCAAGGATGTTTGAATTAGTGGGTTGAGCTATTTTTTCAGAAATATTCAAAAATTTCAGATTTTTGCCATCGAATGATAACATAGGAATGTATTGCTCAATGTTAGCTTCAATTTCTCTGATTTGATTTTGATAATTTTCAAATTCTTCATCAACTATGAAATTTTCTTCAATAGCAACACGACCTAAAAATGTCAATGACCGCTCATCTAGTGAAAAAATCCATGCTTTATGCTCGGGATCCCATTGTGCCATGTTTAGCTTGGGCTTTTCTTCTCTAATTCTTGCCAGCAGTGATTCGTTAAATGGAAATTCTAATTTAATTGTTTTTCCAAAGTTGGAATGTTCAAACATAGCAATACGTTTGAAGGAAGACACTAATCTTCTTGCCAGTCTAAATGACGGATTTTCCAAAAATGGCAAAATATCCTTGCCAAAGATAGAATTTAACTTTGCTACCTGTCTTTTAAGAATTTTTACAGACAATAATTCTTGCTTTTCTGTAAAACCTGAGCCCCGGGATATTTGATCGTGAAAACTGTATATCAATTTTGAATCATATGGATTCATTGACACATTACGGCTAATGGCAAGGGCAATAATTAGGTCTTCAATATACATAAAGTTATTATAACATAAAATAAAAAGGAGAGCAAGTCTCCTTTTTGATTACAGCACTACGTCTTCTAGTCCAGCTGTTCGAAGTTTGATGATATTACTCAATTGCCATTGTTTTATATCCAAAGCCTTGACAATGCCCAACCACTGATTTCGTAGCATGGCAAATTCGTTGATAATTTTTTCCATATCAACAACATCTGCTTCACCATCGACATATTTTTCAACGTCTCGACTGCTTAGTGCTCTTTGATAATTCTCTAGATATTTTTTAAATGCTTTACTACGAGTACGTCTTAATTCAATGTTCAAATATTCCAATACAGCTTCGATTTCTTGAAGTTGATTGAAACGTTGTTCAACAATACCGGGTAAATGGGCTGAGGCTTTTTCCACGTTGCCGTGAATCTTAACCTCATACCTTGCAGAATCTAGTTCTTTATAAAAGTGCTCTATGCAGTCAGGAAGGAACGATATGTCTTTGCTTACTTTAGAGTACCATGACATACTCAGTCCATGTCTTCACCGTAGTCGTAGTCTTCTTCGTCGATGTCTTCTTCGTCATCTTTGTTTTCATCTACAACTAACTGGATTGCATTGTCTAAGTACGTATCATATCCCATCAAACTTTCAAGGACTGACAACTCAACATCTTTACCTAACAAAAAGTCAACGTATTGATTAGCGGCAACTTCTTTGTTTTTATCAGAGACATATTCTCTGAATGTATCCCATACTTCTATGATTAGATCTTCTTCCATTATGCCTCCTCGGTGTCTTCACTTACTACTGGATCTACGGACTTTTCACCATTCTTGGAAATGTCTTCCATCATAATGGACAAGCCTTCTTTCTCGTTCTTTTCCCATGCCTTGCGGAACTGTTTGATGACTTCGCCATCTGTAGTTGTGTAAACAAGACTGTTGCCTTCTTTCTTCAACATACCTTTGGCTTCGAACAAGTCAACTAAACCGCTATGTGGACTCATACCTGTTGAATACGGAATCTCAACTTGTACAGCTTCGAAAGGTTTAGCATAACGAGTTTTCATAATCTTACAAGCAGAACGAATACCGTTAACTGTAGTAGTCTTATTACCATCTGCATCTGTTTTCAATTTCAACTTACGCATAGCAACTACAATAGAGCTTGCATAGATGAAACCTTGTCCACCGCTAATCTTATCGTCTGGATCAAACATGTCTTGCGATGCATAAGTGTGATTTGTACAAACCATACCCACGTTCCAAGAACCAAACATGTTAACACAGTTACGAACAAGACTTGTAAGTGCCTTAGGCTTACGGCCCATGTCACCTTTCATTTCACCTGCTTCGAACTGATTAACGTCTGTAGGAGTTAACAACATACCCAAAGAGTCGATTACAAATAATACCTTAGGACGAACGTCCTCAGCCATTGTTTTATACTCTTTCATGAATTCAGAAATAGTTTTAGCTACGTCATCAATCATGGCCATGTTAAGTTTTAGAAGTTTATCTTCACTGGTGTCAACACCTAGATCCTCTAACCATTTCTGATCAAGAGCATTTTCACTGTCAACTAGAACAACATAGATACCTTGTTCCTGTGCCGCTTTAATAATGTTACCGGAACAGATATATGATTTACCTGCTCCTGATTCGCCCGCAAAAACTGTTACTTTGCCCAGGGGAACTCCCTTGTAGAAGTCCCCTGAGATAAGATAGTTCAGGGCGTAGTTACCGGTTGAAATCCAATCGGTAGGGTCATTAAACCCAATTCCTAAGCCATCAATACTTTTAGTGATAGACTTACGGAACTTCGATATATCGAAGGCCTTTCCCATGTCTATCTCCTATTAAGTACTTTGACGATTGCGAATCATCGCAATGATATCTGCGGCTCTGCTAGATGCTTCACCACCTGCGCTCTCAGCTTTTGCGGCTGGAGGAGTGAATGATTTCTCTGCTGTTGCAACTTCTTCTTCCCAGGGTGCAGCCTCTTCGGCTACAGGTGCTGGTGCTGCCTTAGGAGCAGGTGCGGCTGCTGGTGCTGCCTTAGCGCCACCTTCATCTGCATCGCGGCCACCAAAGCCTGCTGGCTTAAAGTATTGGCTCCAACGATCTGGATCATATGCTTCGCCATCAACTGATGCTTCAAACATTTCTTTGATGACTTTAAGTTCAACTGCGCCTGGCTTCTTAGGTAAGAAGTCTGACAATTTGAACAAACCGTGTTGTGCAATAGCCGCTTGTTCTTCTTCGCTCAATGCACGTTCACGACGAGCCCAAGTTGAAGTAGAGTAGTCAGCGTAACCACCTTTGCTAGTTTTAGCAATCTTAAAGTCCAAACCACGAACGTAGTCTGTTGGCAATTCTTCGATCTCTGCATCCATTAGTGCGTTCTTAACAATGTTAAAAATCTGGCTACCAATGATGAATCGACGAATTGGATTCTCTGGAGTACGGTCTTCTTTGAACTTGCTGTCAACAACAAATCCTTGGAATAAGTAAGACTTTTTCTTCCAGTACTTACGACCCATATCTTCCAAGCTCTTGTCTTTGAACCAAGGACGAACCTCAGTAAGAATTGGACAGGTCTCACCCCACATTTCCATACATGGGACTTGCACAGTCACGGGCTTAGAATTTGTTTCACCTTTAATTCCAGCAAAAGGCAATTTGATCATTGCTCGCTCTAACCAGAAAAAAGTGTTGTTTGTGTCGCCATCGGGCAAGAAACGAACTGTTACGTTTGTGTTTTCTGCGATGTTCCAGTGTGGAAAAATTGCGTTGTCGCCGCCGGATTGTCCGCCGGTTTGTTGTGCGCTCTGTTGAAGTTTTGCGCGAATTTCTGCTAACGTTGCCATAATAATGTTTCCTTAATAAAGTTTTATGTGCCGCTTTCTTAAAGCCAACTGACTAAAAGAAAAACTGTGCATAGAGTTAACTAT